TGAGTACCGTTTGCAGTTGCAACTTGCGTGTTATTTGTTACACCATTTCTGAAGATTCTGTCTAAGATAAACTTATTAATAGATTGAGTTAACTCATTTACTAATACAGCTTCAACTTGAGCTACAGCATCAATACCGAATTGCTTAAGGTCTTGAACTTGTTCTCTAGTCACAGCAGCAGCTACTTGGAAAGTATCAGCAGCAATAGACTTGTTGAATAAGCTTAATCCCATAACGTTATCAACAGTAGATTCACCTACACCTCTTTGGTAAGGATCAACACCGTTCATAGGTTGTGCAAATGCAGGTCCACCTGAATTAGGATCGTTTGCTGGTTGGAATGCATTACCAGAGAAACCAGTAATATGGTCTTCTAAAGCTTTTACATATGATAAACCAGTTGGGTTAGCAAATGCTCCAGCAATACCCATTGTTGCAGATCCAACACCACCTGTTTGGTTTCCAACAGGAAATGGAATTTGTGCATTTCTACCAGCAGCAGCAGCAGGCCATCCAGCCGCACCGTTTCTGTAGAAGCTTGCACCGTTAGCAATTGCAGAGTATAATGGCTCAGCAGCAGTTTCAGCACCTTGTTGGAATGTATTTGCAATTCCGTTGTATCCAGTAACTCCGATTGCAGCAGTAGATGATCTTACTCTAAAAATTGGTAATCCGTCGATTCTTGAGAATCCAACAAAAGTCAATTCGTAGCCAGCACCGTTTGTTGCAACAACACCTGAAGATGAACAGTAAATTACATCATTAACAGCCCAGTTAGTTGCTCCACCTACAGCAGGTACAGCATTAACTTTAACTAATAATGGTGAACCTATAACATCTGGTGCACCAGCACCTAATCCTCCAGCGCCGTTAGCAGGAGCTCCAGTAGTTCTTCCTCCACCATATACGAAGTCTAGGTAAGTTAAAACTCCCATAGGACCTTGCATTGGTACAACTGGAACTAAATCTAAACCTACAGTCTGTGCTGCTACTTGCATTGCAAGTGGTAACAAAGAAAAAGGTCTGTCTCCAGATCCGGTAGCTTGACCAGCAAAGTTATTAGGCGTTGTTGGTGGCGCTGGGAAAGTTGCGTTCCCCATACTTTGAACATTCATGTTCGGGTTAAGGTGTACAGTATTGTAAACACTCTCATTAAGGTTGTGGTAATGGCAATACTTAGACATCCAAGCTAACTTAGATTTTTCAGTAATTCCAGTACTTTCCTCAATAACAGGTCCCCAAGTCTTTTGAACCTCAGCCTCGTTGATTAATTGATTTGCGTACATTATTTAAAATTTATTTTTCGCATTTTGTGGAATATGTTAATATTCCGTTTCTAATCGCCTGAGCCCTTTTCTTCTTAGCTATTCGATTAATTCTTTTAGATTAGATTATCTACCTAATCTGTGTTTCATTTTTTCGATTAAATCATTTGTAAAGGATTCATTTAATAATGGTTCTTCCTTTTTTGTACCAGCAGCCTCAGCAGCTGTTTTACTTTCATTAATCGATTGTAAATTCATTTGAGTATCTCTAAGATCTCTTGTTTGCCAGAAATTGTTAATAGCATAAGGATTACCTAAAGAGTGGAATTTAGATTCTGCAATAATTTGACCTTTTCTGCTTTCAGAAAGATTATCCCATTTTGCTCGGAATTTCTCTGGCATATCATCAATAAAGTTAATAGCCTTTCTTTCTGTTATAAAACAAGATTCCCAAACATTTTCAGCCTGTATAGTTGACATAATAGAATCTTTATTCATTGATTCAACTATTAAATCCTTTTTGTCTTCAGATAAAGAATCAAATTCATTCTTTTTAGATTCTGATAAGAAATTCATAAAGTGCATTTCAGTAACTGACTTAGCTTCTGCTTTAGAAATTAAGTTAGAAAGCTTTTCACTTATTGCATCTTTATAAGATACTTTATCTTTAACTGATTCATTTATTGATTCCTCGATTGTTGGTTCCGATGATTCAACTAAAGTTTCTTCATTAACAGCTTCTGCATTTACTGCTGTTACATTTTCTGCAATATACTCGGAGTATTTAATATTTTTAGTTAAATTTTCCCCAAGATATTCAGAGTATGCAATATTTTGATCTACCTTTTCAGCAACATACTCAGAATACTTAATTCCTTTTTCCAAGCTTTCGCCTAAATAATTAGAATATTCTATTCCTTTGTCTGCTTGTTCGGCAACATGCTCAGTATATTGAATTGAACTATCTAGTTCTTCACCTAAGTAAGAAGCGTAATTTTTAATTTTATCTACATTCTCTGCTAAATAATCAGAGTATGATATGCTTTTGTCAAGATTTTCTGATAAGTATTCAGTATAATCAGTTACCTGATTTACTTTCTCTGCAATATGCTCTGTATATTTAACTAGCTTTTCAAGTAATTCATCATTATTTGAATTTGCAGATTCCTTAACACTATCTAATGTATTCTTAACATATTCAGTGTACTTATTAAAATCATCAACAGTTACAAATTTGTTTTCTGTGTTTTCCATTGTTAGATCTGTTTTATTTGTTTTATTTATTTCATCTTCAGAGTTGCCCATTTCATAAATGTATAAACCTTCAGTATCCTCAAACCCGTAAGATTCATTAACTCTAGCCAATTCTGCATTTTCAAATCCAGGATCAGCAACTAAATCATATGTAAAGAATTTTTTAATTTTAACTTTACCAGCTTCATCAACTGTTCCAGCCGCTCTACTAGAAATATGTAATGGAATACCATCCTCTATCAATGCCTGAGCTTCTTTACCTTTTGAAGTATTTAATAATCTTATTCTTCCTAGTACTTGTTTCTTATTGCTATCATATTCTAAATCCTCAATAACATGAGAAACATTTGATAAACTAATATCAAAATCTTTTGGGTGGTCCAGTTCACCTAACAGTTTGTTAGTTTTTACCTTTTCCTTTAATTCATTAATATGAGGAAGAACTTCAGCTTCTTCATAAATTCTATTATTCTTATTCTTTACTCCGATCTCTGTAAACACACCTTCTAAGACAACAGAGCCATCGGCGTCTTTTGTCATGCTTAGGTTTGACTTAGATCTTTCTAGAATTAAAAGTTTCTTATTAGACATCTTTCTAGTATTATTTGATTTATATATTACAACTCTTATTAGTTTTTAGATATCAGCTAATGGGTCTTCATCCATTCCATCAGATTTTTTCTCAGGTGTAAAATCCTTCTTGTTTGCACCTAAAAGGATCTTTTCAATATCTTCATCCTTATAGCCTGCTGTTGCAAGCTCTTCACGCTCTTTTGCCCGAGCGTTTGCTTTAATATCATCACGTGTAAATCCACCATACCTCTTAATTAGGAATCCTAAATCAAAGTATGGTATTTCTTCCATATCAGGCCCCATTGTACTTAATTGAGTTTTTAGATTACCAATAAAATCTACTCTTTTTGTTTGTAGCTCCATTTCTTTCATTTCTTCAAAAACGTTGTCTTTAATAAAGTCTAACCCTAAACCAGCTTTAAATGCAATATCATTTTTTAATTCAGGGTGATTAAGACACATTTGAAGATATACTGGTTTAACAAGTATTTCTTGCCATATTGATCTTAACCTTGAAATAAATCTACCAAACTTAATTTCATCTCTTAACATACCACTTGCTTCCATATCATATGTATTACCGCCTTCTCTATCAAACCTAGAAAATGGTATCTTAGAAGCTAATTGTAATTTATCGGAGAAATATTTTAAGGATTCAGTATCACCTAAATCTGGTCCATCGCCACCAATTGTTTGAATTTCTGGTGATTCCCCATCTTTAGAAGGTAACCAGTATTCTTTGTTAAACGGCATCATTGGTTTGCCATTGGTTTGAATCTCACCACTTTCAAAGTTAAAGTCTACAACTTCACGATATGAATTCATTAATGTTGCTAAAGATTGCTTTGCTCTTGTTTTAGATTTACCACCTACTGGGATTGTAAATTGAGTTTTAAATGAAGCATTAGATACAGCCCAAATAATTCTACTATGTTCCATTATTCTTAGTAGGTTAAAAGATCTTATTAATCTTTCAACATAAGATATTCTCATAGGAGAATTAACTTGTGAATAAGAAATGTATATTATTTGAGAATCCCATAATTTTCTTTCCTTTGCACCTTCACCTTTATATTGAATCCAAACTTTTTTACCATCATCGGTATCAATACCTGGCATTAATGATATTGGATCTAACTCTTTAAAGCCAATAATTTCAGTTTGTTTATCATTATAAACAATTTCAAATGCAAGAAATCCATCAATTAGCCATTTTCTAAAATAGTTCCAAGGAGCAACAGAGTCATTAAAACCAAAGTAATTATAGATATTATTATATACATCAGCAATCTCTTCTTCAATAGATTCTCCAATATGACCATTAAAATCTGCATAGGCCATATAATTAGATTCATCAAATACAATTGCCTCATCAGTTAATACATCTAAGATATCTTCTATTTCATCTTGTACTGCAAAAGTTCTAAGCTGATCTCTTTTACTAATATAATCTTGGTCAAAGAATGCGATATTCTTTTTCATATTAGTATCAGTTAATGATAAAGCAGCAAATGCTCCATACATATCATCACTATCAGATCCCATTGGATTAAATGAATAGCCCATCTGATTTTCAGTAAAACCTACTGCTCTAGAATTACGAATGATCATATCATCATAAGCCATTCCTAAATTAGAAAGATCTTTAAGTATCTTTCTTACGGGATTACCTGTACTTAAAGGACCTCTTCTATCTGTAAAACCTGCCATATTCTTATTTTTTATTATTTTATATATTCTTGTAGTATAATGATTGTGCTTGATTTATATTACCACCATAAAACTCGTTTTCATTATTCACAGCACCTACATACCAATCCTCATACCCTAAGACATACGGATTTTTCATTTTACTTATCATATATTGTCTTACACAGTAAGTTAAATTATATTTTTTACCGTAAGCTGCTTTTAAAAATTCCCATTTAAAAGCTCCTATAGAACCTTGCTTACCTGGATTACCTAGTGCTGTTCCTTTAGTTAAGTTAGAAATAGTAGATTGTAATGATTTAACTAGCTCTCCTAAAAATGGAATTCTTGCTTCATAAGGCATATAATGTAAATTAATTCCTAGCTGGTGTCCACTATCAGATTCTCCTAAGCCTAAAACTAGAGGTTTAGTATCATAAAAGATTTCATCTTTAGTATAATAATTAAAACAATACATTTGTCCTGGGTTTAATATACCTTTTGCTTTAGCACTAATATTAGGTATATCTATAGATGACTGTCTAGATGCACCTGTTCTACCTTTGGATTCGGTTAGGTATATTTCTAAATCTTGATTAAATTCTCCTATTAAAGCCATTAAAATAATTTTGAGTCTTCAGTTAATAACATTACTTTACAATTTCTTTCCTTTGCCATTTTATTAAGTGCATTTGTTTTACATAAATTTCTTACATAAGATTCATATGCATATTTAAAATTCTTTAATGCTTTAGCTGTTTTTCTTTTTGGTTCTTTTGGTTTCTGTAATTGAGCCTTTGGTTTTATTTCTACAACATATTCTTCAGTTTTATCACCCTTTTTCATTTTAAAGAAAAAATCTGGATAATACTTATGAAATTTATTATCTAATAAATTAAAATAAGGTATAGAGAAAGGTTCTGATATCCAAAATATAACATCTTCATTGTGATCACACCAATAACAAAATTTCCTCTCCCAACTACTTCTGTATATAATAGGGCCTTCTCCTCTATACTTTTGAGGAAATTTAGGTTTATAGTACCCTTGCTTATATCCTGATTTAACGGTTGGTTTAACCTTTTTAATGCTCATAGGCAATTAACTATATTGTATAAATTCCTTCACTATCAGCACTACCATTAATCGATACAGTACCATGATATTTCTTTGGGTGTAATTTATTCCAGCCTTTTGCAAATCCTCTTTTTGCTATTTCAGTAAAATAAGCAAATGCATTAGTACTTTTTTCTGGATTAAAATTTCTCCAATATCTATAAAGATCCATATAAGCGTAAGCAATACAATCTTGCCTATCTTCTGGATTTCTATATGTTAATTTTCTTGAACACTTATCAGCTAATAACATTAGGAATTCTAAAGCCTTTGGCGTTAATTCTCCATCTTCTTTAGATTGAATAATTTCCTCTAATAGATCTCTATTATTTAAATAATTTCTTTTACGTGCCATTGACTTTGTTTATTTATTATTTATATACAAGAAAGGACCGATTGTTTAATTTCAATCGGTCCTTAAATTCTAGAGGTAATACTCCTCTTATATAAAGTTTAAATTTAAATCTTAACTTCTAGATCTTCTTTAGGAAGTACAATACTCTTTCCAGTTTTAGGAATAATTATACTTAGTAAATCATCATCTCCTAAAGAAGCATATTCTTCGGCATTAACTAGTACTTCTTGTCTCTTTTTTAAACCTTGACTAGGCTTTTTTATAGATGCCTCTACAAAACCATCATTTAAATAGTCGTCTTTAGTTTTTTTTTCAGAAATATAGGAATTAGCTAATTCTTTTTCTTTACCTTTTAATTCTTCAGCTATTAAATTTAAAGCTTCAGTTAGTTCTTCAGTTTCACCTAGCTTTTTAATAGCAGCCTTAACTTCAGATTTCTTTTCTTCTAAGAAAGAAATTGAATCAGTAAGATCTTTTCTTTTATTTTCCTCAATTGCCTTTTCATCGCTTTCAGCAACCAATCTTTCAGATAATAAAGAAGAAAGATCAAAATTAACAAATTCTTTTACAATCTCTACAGTTTCAGTAGCAGTATTATATTTCTTCATTTCATTTAGCCCCATTCCTGGATTTACTTTATTAACATAGATTCCTTCATCTAATGCGATAACGCTTACAAATACATCTTTATGTGACTGTGATTGGATAGTTGTAAAGTTATCCATCTCGGCAAGAAGATCTATTGATTCAAAGAATTTACAAATTTTATCATTTTGCCATTGATTTCTATAACCTGAGAAATTAGTAGCTAATAAAGATTCTTTTAATTCAATTATACTCACATTAGATAAATCAATTTTACCCATTGTTAAAGTACCTTCAGTAATATTATATTCTAATGACTTACCATTTTCTCCATGTAAAGAAAGAATATTTTCATTTCTTGAGAACATATTAATACCTTCACTTACATCAAAGAATCTTGGATCTGTTACATTAGCTTCAGTAATATCTTTACCATCAAAAATATAATTTTTTCCATGTAATCTAAATGTTAAATCATTTTCAGATTCTAATACTGGAGAAAGAACTTTTACAACTTTACCGTTTGCGGTAGAAGCTACTTTTGTATCTTCAGCATTCATTTCATTTATAATTGCTTTACAATCCATTGACCATGGGTTTTTAGCAGCAATAGCAGAAAACTTAGATTTAATATCTGATTCATTTAATAAAGAAGTTAAATCAGAATTTAAAGATTCCATTAATTTTCCTCTTTGCATAGAAGTTCTTTCAAGAGATTCACTAATTCTAAATTGCCATTTAGCATTATTATAAGCTTCCATTATATACTCTCTTAATTCAGAAATTGGATTTAACCAAGTTGACTGCGCTAATTTAGTATATAAGTTTTTTGCAATTGTAAATTTTAGGTTTGGGTTTGTTGCATTTTCTATTTCCTCACTAATTTGAGAAAGGTTAGCGTTTTTTAATTTCATAGGGAATGCAGTTAGCGCACCTTCTAAAATACTTAAAGAGTCTTTAACAGAATACGAAACTCTGGAACTATCATTGTCCATAGCCTTTAAGCCGTTAATACTCTCCAAAACGTTTTCATACAGATCTGTTAATGTAAAGTTCATTTTGTTATGATTTTTTTGATTATTATTTTCAGTGTATATATCGGATTTGTCTTCGTGTGTTTCTAAATATTTTGCTATTCCGACTTCTGCCATAGTTTGAGGAATTCCCATACCAACTAAAATAGTTAGTACTTGTTCTTTACTCATTGAACCGCTATGGTCAATTGTACCGGCAGGTTCAATATCAGTCATCCTACCACTTTGTTGAAACAATACATGAATTATATCCATTAATTGTTGTGGAGGATTCTGTAAGTATTGCTGATCTTGATTAACACCAGCTTGTGGTTCTACTCTTCCATCTGCATATACTTGAGTCTGTCCTTCGTTCATTGTGTTTTCCATATTACACTATTTGATTTGTTTTATATATTATAAGTCTCATTGATTAATTATCAACACTCCCTAATCCTGAGTCTTCTGTTTTAGGTTGTGCATTTGCATTACGATAAATCTTACTTGTAGCATTTTCTGGTATGACTGGTGCTGAAGTAATTTGTGATTCAACATAAGGACCGCCAGTTTGTATACTATCAGGATTAATATATCCTTTATTACTAAATGTACCACTAGGTTGTACTTTTAATATACTTTCTTGAGACATATCAAATTTTTGGAATATTCCACCAAAATAAATACCTAATTCATTATCTTTACCTGATCTTAACATACCTACACCAGCTGCTTTAGGATTAGCTATAATAGCTGACTTAGTCATAAAGTCAATTTCTGGTATAAGAATTCCATTTTCAAACACAGGCATAAATGATTTAACTTCAATATCAAAAGTTACTTCAAATTGTTTTTTATCATTTAATTGAAATTCAAATAATCTATCTTGGCTATAATCTTCTGGTACTTGGCAACTTGCCTGTACTCTAAACATTCCTAAGTCTACTTGGAATAGTGTATTTTTATAAAGCTTGCTCATTAAAGATTCAGTAATCTTTAACATTTCTAAATTATCTGAACATACAATTGTTGTACTAAATGTCATATTGAGTGGAAGAAAATTAGTTTCCATCGAAAACGTCTTTAATACCCCTTCCCATTCTCTAACAAACTCGGACCTTACAAATTTATTTGTCTGATTACCTGAATCAATAGATATACCTGTCAATTGTAATATTCCTCTAGGGACTACTTCATAATCACCTATAGCTTTACCAGATGCTTCGGCATCATACAAAAAGTTATCCATTAAAAAACGACCATCTCCTGTTATTGAATAAAAAAATGGTACAGGAATTTTCTTTAATGTTATAGCATCAATTTGATTATAATAATATACCTTATCCTTTAATTCTGCTAAGAGTGCTACTATAATATATCTAATGATAGTATTATCGTAATTAAACTCTTGATTATATGCTGACATCTACTAAGTTAATTTTTCTTGTATTATATTTATCCAATGGTCTCAATTATAAATTCACTAAAACCTGCATCTTTAGTTATTTCTAATTTTTTATCAAAATATTCGCTAGGTAATACTGTATGGTTAATTACAAAGGTATTGAGGCCTATATCTTGTATTGTATCATGCAATATATTAATTATATGGTGTACACCGTCAGAGTCAATAGAAGAGAAGATTTCATCTAAAAATAAAATGTTTAAAGATGGAAACCTAACTTTAATCATTTTCATTAATGCCATAATAATTACAAAGTCTACTTTTTTCTTTTCGCCTGTACTTAATGTCTTTGGACTAATTTCAGTTCCTAGATGATGTAATGTACAATAAAACTTTTCATTAAATTTAATACCAAAAGGAATTCCCATTTCTCTACCCATTAATAATATATGATTATTAAATGAAGGGAGTATAGATCTTACTGCTAAATTTTTAATACCATCTTCACCCATTAGGTTTTCAAGTATAGTTAAATAAAAATCATCAGCTTCACTTTTTAACTTACTGGAAGATTTTTCAGTTTTACGAATTTTAAAATCCTTTACTAATTGCTTTAAGTTAGTTGATGAATCTGATTCATCCTTTTCAGATAATTCAATTAATTTAGATTTAAGGTTTTCCATCTGTGTTTCTAATTGACCAGCCTTTACATGAATTGTTCTACCTTTAGTTCTTAAATCATTTAATTTAGTTTCAGCTTCTTCATATTCAGTTTTAACTAGAGTATACTTTTCACTTAATGTTATTAATGATTCCTCTTTTTCTTTTTTAATATCTAAATGAAAATCAGAAGTAAGTGGAGCTGTACATGTAGGGCATGTTGAATTTTCAAATAACTTTAAATCATTTTGAATATTTCTAATGTCATTACCCACTGAAGAATATTCTTTTGATTTAGTTCTAGATTCATTATCTAATTCTTCTAATTTTGTTTTTGTGTTTTGAGTAAATGTATTTAATTTTTTTCTATTTTCATTTAATGCAATTAAATCTGATTTTAATTTTTTAACTTTAGATGCGTCTTTCTCTGCTGTTAATAATTCTATTTGTTCTATCTTATCATAGACAGATCCAATTGATTCATTAAGAGTTCTTATCTCATCTTCATAAGTTCTTATTTCTTCTACGATACCTTTACGCTTTTCCTTAACTGCTTCAGCCATTTCATTAATAATAGAAAATCCAAATATTTTATCTATAATTCTTTTCTTATCATAAGGAGACATTGTAATAAAAGATTTAAAGTCATTAACAGATAAGATAATTACATTCTTAAAAA